GTAGTAGATGCAACAATGGCAGGCTCAGTAGGTCGCAGAGGTCGTAAGAATAAGGGTCGAGTAATTTACAAGGTATGGAAAGAAGAACAAGGCGAAGTGTACGCAAATCTAAAGAAGGCTTTAGATGATGCCATATTTGCATACTATAAGAAGATGCCACTAGAGCAGAAGTCTCAGGTATTAGGATTTTACAAAGAGCGATCAGCTCGTGGATTTAAGGGCGTGTAATTGTGCCTACTTTAGTAGTTTCCGCACTCAGCACCTTTGATAACAAAGGATTAAAGAAGGCCAAGAAAGAAGTATCAGCCTTTGAAAAACAAGTTAAGAACTTTGGCAAGGTCTTTGCTGGTGTGTTTGGCGCTCAACAATTATTATCTTTTAGCAAGAAGGCCGTATCTGCATTTATGGCAGATGAAAAGGCTGCCAAGTCTTTAGAATTACAGCTAAAGAATACAGGCTTTGCATTTAGCGCACCTGGTGTAGAAAATTATATATCTAGCCTGCAGTCCTTATATGGTGTACTCGATGACCAACTTCGCCCAGCTTTCCAACAATTACTTACAGTTACTGGATCTATTACTAAAAGCCAAGATGCATTACAAACAGCATTAAATGTAAGTGCAGCCACAGGCAAATCTTTAACCGAAGTCAGCGCAGCTTTAACACGTGGCTTCAGTGGTAACACCGCAGGTCTTAGCAGATTAGGTGCAGGCATAAGCAAGGCCACACTTAAAACTGGCGACATGGATAAGATCATGGGCGAACTTAATAAAAAGTTTGCAGGCCAAGCATCAGCTAGATTAGACACTTACGCAGGCAAAATGAGTTTACTTACTGTTGCTGCCGCAGATGCCCAAGAGACAATAGGCAAAGGTTTATTAGATGCCTTGGCTTTATTAGGTAAAGATACAAGCATTAGCACAGCTACAGACTTAATGGATAACTTTGCTCAAAGCACTGCAGATGCGATCTTGGGCGTAGGCGTTTTGATTAGCAAACTTAAAGAAATTGGCAATACCAAAGTTGGTGGCGCATTATTTGATGTAAAGAATATCCCAGTATTAGGTGCTTACCTTGCTGGATTCTCCGAGATAGGCGCAGCACAAAGAGCCCAGACCGCACCATCTAATGCACAAGGCAGATCATCTAGCCGTATCTACTTGCAACAATTACGCTTAGAAACTAAGACATCTAAAGATTTAACAAACGCTAAGAAGCAAGAAACTGCAGCATTAAAGGCTAAGTCAGAAGTAGATAAACTTAAAGATAAGTTTGATGTAGAGCGCATAGGATTAACCCTGGCGCTTAACCAGGCTACCGATGCTGAGACTAAATTAAGACTCCAAGCACAGCTAGCAATTTTAGACAATAACGAAGCGATGGCCAAGAAATTAAATATTGACCTAGATGCAGCAACTAAAGCAAAGGCGCTAGCCGATGCACTAGCTAAAGCAGCATTATCAGCCGATGTATTTTCTAACTTTGCTATGGGTGCAGTCCAACGTGGTGAGTACGCAGACGCTTACAAAAACATTAGCAACGTGCCTAGTGGTGGCGGTGGTAGTTTTGGTGGCATTCCAACTCCAAGTTTTAACATGGGTGCAGTCCAGCGTGGAGAATACGCACCAGTAACTGTAAATGTGGCTGGATCAGTATTAACCGAGCAAGATTTAACCAACACGATCAATGACACTATATTAAGAATTAACAAAATGGGCCGTGGCACCACACCTGCAGGCGGTCTATCAGGCGGCACCTAATGGCTGTACCAACAATCAATGCAATAATAAACTTTAGCACTGGGCCTGCTACTGCACAGGCTATGCAATTAGATATTGGCATGCTAGGCACAAACGTATTGGCTGATTCTGTAGCTGTAATTGTTGATGTATCTGATCGAGTTAACTAGCACAGGGCGTAACCCACTGACTGATACATTTCAGACTGGCCAACTTACCTTACGCATCGTAGATCAGAATGGCGACTTTAACCCAACTAACCCAACAGGGCCTTATTACGGCCTACTGACACCGATGAAGAAGGTGCAGATAACTGCTAACTACAATAGTGTTACTTATCCAATCTTTTCAGGCTTTATTACATCCTATGTAAACACACAACCTAAAGATGCAACAGAAGTTGCTTACACTACAATTCAGGCCGTTGACGCTATGAGACTTGCTCAGAATGCACAAATATCTACAGTGGCAGGTGCTAATGCTGGCGACCTATCAGGCACACGTATCAATGAGATACTAGATCAAATTGCCTGGCCAGCAACAATGCGTCAAGTAGATGCGGGACAAACTACATTACAGGCAGATCCAGGCACAGCACGCACATCCTTGGGTGCTATGCAGACTGTAGCTGATTCAGAGTATGGCGCTATCTATGTAGATACCGATGGCTCATTTGTATTTAAAGATCGTTTAACTGCCACTGCATCAATAGGTGCAACACCCACACTTTTTGCCGATGATGGCACAGGGATTTCTTATGCCAATGCTATGTGGAAACTAGATGATACTTTGATCTTTAATTCAGCCCAGATCAGCCGTGCAGGTGGCTCACCACAGACAGCCATCAATCAGCCATCTATTGACAAATACTTTATCCATTCATATAACCTGCAGGATCTCTTAATGCAGACCGATGCTGTAGCCCTAGATTATGCCCGTGCTTATGTAGCTTCTAGAGCTGAGACCACTATTCGATGTGATGCTATCGAGCTTGATTTATATACTGCTAATTACAATGCAGGTATTCTCGCAGCTTTAGAATTAGATTTTTTTGATCCTATAACAGTTATTACAACCCAACCAGGTGGGTCTCAGTTAGAGAAAACCTTGCAAATCTTTGGCGTGGCAAACACGATTACACCTAATTCCTTTAGGACAGTGTTTACAACGCTAGAACCTGTCATAGATGGGTTTATACTAGGCAACGTAGATTACGGGGTCTTAGGACAAAACGTCTTATCTTATTAAGGAGATAGAATGCCAACTTTTCCAGGCAATACTGGTGATGTAGTTACTTCCGCTATGTGGAATGGGCTACCAGCCTTTACAGTACAAACTGCTAAAACAGTTGATTACACAGCTGCTAGTGGTGATGAATATCAACAATTAGTGCCAATGAATAAAGCAACCGCTATTGCATTTAAGATTCCAACCGATGCTACATATAATTTTGCAATAGGTACAGTTATCACAGTATTAAATATTGGTGCAGGCGCACTTACTATTAGTGCAGTTACTTCTGGTACAACAACAATATTAAGTGCTGGAGCCGTAGCCGCTGCACCAACAGTTGCACAATACAAATCTGCAGCATGTATCAAGACGGCTGCTAATGCTTGGTATGTAGTAGGGGCTATTGCATAATGATCGGTAACATTATTGCTGGTTTAACGGGTATTGGTTTACCACCTGGCCCTGCTGATAGTTGGGCGAGCAAAGCTGCTATGACTACTGGTCGGTATGGAATGGGCGCAGCAGCGGTAAACGATATAATTTACATTATTGGTGGCAGAGATGTGTCTGCTGATAGTAATGCTAATGAAGCATACGACCCTTCTGCTAATACCTGGAGTACAAAGGCAACAATGACAACTGCTAGACGAAATCTTATGGCATCTAATGTTGGCACGACAATTTATGCAATTGGTGGAATTGTGGCTGGTAATTATTCTGGAATTAACGAAGCCTACGATACTGTTGGAAACTCGTGGTCAAGCAAAACTACTATGACAACAGCCCGATATGTTTCAGGTATCGCCACAGTTGGTACAACTGTTTATGTAATTGGTGGAGAACAAAGCTCAGGTAATAGCGTTAAAAATGAAGCTTACGACACAGGCGCAAACACTTGGAGTACAAAGGCAAATTTAACTACCGCTCGATACGCTTTGACCTGCTCTGCTGTTAGTACAACAATTTATGCAATAGGTGGAGAAACGCCAACAAAATTAGGAACAAACGAAGCTTACGATACTGTAGGCAATTCATGGAGCACTAAAGCAACAATGACTACAGCTAGATCGTATTTAGTATCAGGTGTAATTGGTACAGATATTTATGCAATTACAGGACAAGCAGCTGCTGCCCTATCTGATAAAAACGAAAAATACGATACTACTGCTGATAGTTGGAGTACAAAGGCCAATATCACTACTGCAAGAACCCTTCCTGGTGCTGCATCGGTAGCAAGCAAGATTTATGTAATTGGCGGCTCTAGTGCTGTTGATACAAACTCTACTGTAAATGAGGTTTACGGATGATAGATCAACATTATTTATTAAGTACACTTGCCAAAATTGCAGAAGAACAAGGTAAGACTAAACCTACTTTGGCTGACCTTGAATCTATTTTATCTACCTTTGATGAAACTGCTTTAACTCAATCATGGCAAGAGCGTATCCAAATCTCATTGTGGGATGGCGAAAGCGACATAAACAATGCTACTGCTGAGTACATACTCAATGCCCATCCTTACGCAGATTTGGTGTATACCCTAGATATAGACAATAAGACAGTTTATATGCAGGCACACACACCATTTGAAAATGGATTGAATCCGATAACAGCTGCTAACTTTGATGATGTAAGCAAAAATCATGCACATCAAATTGCAAAACAAAACGCCGAGTTTGATATATTTAATGCAATCCTTCTGCATTTTAATTTAGCATGAATGCAAAACTATGTGCAGCTGGTGTGCAGTTAAGAGATCAAGTTGATACGTGGTTTCCAAATAGGCGTACTGCCAGTGATGGGTGGGTGGGCGATAGCCGTCACTCCGCCAGAAAATCAGATCATAATCCAGACAAGTTTGGGTATGTACGAGCAATTGATATTGATTCTGGGTTGGAGCCATCCGACAGCCTCGCACCTTATCTGGCTGACCAAATCAGAATCGCAGCCAAATCGGATCCACGCATATCATACGTCATCTTTAACAGGAGAATATGCTCGAAGATATTAAATTGGAAATGGCGTAAGTACAAAGGCATTAACCCACACAC